TCTCGGCGTTTAGCGCAGTGGTTAGCGCCGCAGTGCTGACCCCATCAGACTTGAGTAAATAATTATTCAAGATGGCGGTTAGCGCGGCCTGATCCATGCCGTCGATGTAGGGCAGCTGCGAAAAACGCCGCGTGCCGTCGCCCGCTTTAACCCGGGGTTTCGCGCCCGGTGCACTAGGCAATTCCACGGCAATCTCGCCCTCGGCGATAACAATGTCGGAAACAGCCCACTCGGCTGCTGTGCCACAAATGTGGCGGTAACGGGCGTAGGTATCGGCCATGGTTCAAACTCCTTAATGAATGGATGGGTCTTCGGGACTTCCCGCTGAAATGATGTCGGTAGATGGGAAGGATGGCTTTTTGGCAATGATCCAATCGGGCGACGGGTTGCCCGCGTGCCTTGCAATGATCCAATACCCTTGTGGTGGCGGCTTGACGGTGAAGCGGTATTTCAACCACTCGACCGTTGCGGAGACTTCCCAAAAGCACTTGGAAACATCCTTGGCATCGTACTGGATCAGGTTGCAAGACAAGTCGCCAATGAGCCGAACCTCATGCGGCACATGCGACTGCCGCTTCTGCCCAGCAAGCTCCGACGGTAGGCCCAGCTCGAACCAGTTGTAGCCGTGAACGTCGAGCCACGGGATAACGTCACCCAACTGCGCCTGGTTAAGCACCCACCGCAGCTGCATGGTGTGCGGCATGGTCTTAAACCGCCTGCGCTGACGGGTAAGACCGCCCTCGAACTCGGTGCGAACCAACCCCGCGCTGATGTCCATCGTGAACGGGGACACCTGGGGGCATGGGAATGTGTTTGGAAATGCTGCCATTTTGTGACTCCATTAAGCATAACCAACGTCTGGCGGTATATAGCCGGGCTCACCTGGGAGTGGTGGAATTGCCCCAGACGTTGATTTCCATTCGGCCCATATTGCAAAACGCCCGCCAACGGGGGACTCAGCGCCCTTGTGATAAATCGTACCGTCGGGGGCGGTAACGGTTGTTGGGCCGACAGGCCCAAGGTTTTGCTGCGCGTTACCAAAGTACACGTAGATCGAACCTCCGTGCTCCAGCCACATAAATTGCCCCTCTACGAACACTTCGCCAGTTTTCGGCACCCGCTGAAAAATTCCCAGGGCAATACCACCGGCCCGTCGGGTGCTAGGCGGCGCAGGGGGTGCTTCCATTGCGGGGATGTCTGGCAAGACTGCTGGCGGCACGTACACTGGCGGGGGGCCATCGGGCGCTGTGTCGTATGCCTGCCAGGGCAGCGCCCCGTTGTAGACGGACGGGTCGTAGGCAACGGCCTCAATCAGCACCGTTGTGCCCTGTGGCGTCATGGATGACACAATCCAGTCGGTGACGGCAGTTGTAGATGTGCCAAAAGAAAACGGAGTCGGGTCAACATCACCGCCAAGGCCTGCAAGCTGGTAGCTTGCCCCCAAGATCATGGTCGAGTCGTCTGCGCCCTTTGTGACGGTTGTGGTGTGCACATCGCCAAAAATATCGCGCACCACAATCATGTGGCCAGAGCCTGCCCAGTCTAGCGGAGCTTCTACAATTGCCGTCTTTGTGGCAGCGTCAAAGTCCACAAAATAACCAGACTGACCCCACGATGGCATGTCGTGAGACACGGCAATCCGGTCACCATGCAGCACGGTCAAGCCATCCAATTCAGTCTCAAATTGAACCATCTTGCGCGACACAGTGCGGCGCTTGGCTCTCAAAATGGCGTGCCGCTTGGCCACATCCCTATCAGTGCAGCCAAACAATGTCACGTTGTCCGTGTTGGTCAGCAATGGCGACTCAGCCCCCGCCAGATCCACCACCACATAACGCGGGTCAAAATTTTGTGGATCGCGGTATTCAACTTTCACACCATCTGGATCATCGGTCTGAGCGAAGACGTAAGTAATCCGCAAAGAGGCTGCGACAATGTTGCCGCGTCCAAACAGGGCAATGCGCTTGTCTTTGACGCAATCGTGCACGATTGTCATTTGCTGACCAACGCGCATGGGAGCAGCAGCCGCCACCTGAAGCGCGACTTGCGCCGCCTCCCAAGCCGTAGACTGACTGTCCAATACGCCATTAAACCGCGACACGCCTTCCCACTTGGCTTTTGCCGCATTGATGGCGGGAATGTCCAAGTTAAGAGCGGGCACGGGCGACGCAATCAATAGCGGGTTGCTCAGGATGTCCTCATAAACCTCGGCAGGGTTTGCCAGCTCATTGGTTGTGCCAGTTTTCAGCCTGGTCACATCCATCGAGACTTGTTGGGACGCGCCGGATGAGAACATCTCGGACGCCTTGACCCGCATTGCCGCAATGGTGACGCCTTGGTAAGCCTGCGCTGCATCGGCACCAGTCGCGTTGTATTGAACACGCATTCCCGTCCAAACCACTTCGTCTTGGTGATACCTGTCCAACAATGAGATGGAGACCCTGTAGGCCCGCATACGAATTCTGCTGCAATTAAAAGACGCCCACCCCGTAAATGGCGGGTTAATAACTATAGAGCTGTGCCTTGGCCTGTCATGTGATGAACTAAGTACTGTGTCTGTGTTGCCTTTTGTGACTATTTGATTGTTGTCGTCAATCAGCTCCCACTCAAAGCGAATAGTCACACTGTGTGATAAAAATTCACCTGTGGTTTTGTTTTGCTCGTAAAGACCTCGCGGCAAAGACACATCGACAAACACTTGCCGCATTGACATTTGATAGTTTGACTTACCAATGATGTAAGGCCCAATGATCCTATAGTGTGCGCCTACAGCACCACTAGGAAGAGGTTGGTTGGGAGCCGCAAGGATCGAGTCGCTAAAATCATCAGACGACCAAGCGTTTTCAATAAAAGCGGGCCCATCCCACAACAGATTGGCCACAGGAGGCGCTCCTCCGTTCCAGTCTGCGGTGATGGTGCCGAACTGCTTTGCTTGGCTTGCAGGGTAAACCCTTAAAAAATAATCGTGATCTGTGGTTAACAGCGTATTGCCAATATAAACATTATTCACTTTGACATCGCCAACGCCCAAGCAGAACAATAAAAAGATGTATTGACGATCGCTGTGGAATTCAACGTATGGTTGGGCCGCGTAGTCGGGGACAAAGCGCGGCACAGTGCCATAAACAACAGGCACCGCAGCGCCAAGTCGCGCCTGGTTGTTTGCGGCTCCAATTGAGTAAGACGGCGAGTGATTGCCCCCGCCGTCAAAAAAGGACGCTGAAGCTGGTTTCTTGGGCTTGAAAATAGCGCCAAGAACAGCCCCAATTGCCAAATTTACAACCGCTGAGACCAAAATGGTTGTGATGGACGCTGCCGCCCACCACGCTGCCACAGCAGCGGCAACAGGCGCGGCGGGCAACACCACAACGACAACAATATCACGGGGCCAAATTACGCTGTCAAGCGTTCCGTCTTGGCCGTTAATAACCACCTTGGCGTTGACGGTTCCGGGCGGCACCACATCGCGGGCATATTGAGCGTGGGCGATCTTGAAAACCGAACGCTCGCCGGGGCGCAGCGGGTTGGGGATAACAACAACGCTCATGACGCAATCCACCTGTAGGCTTTGGCGTCGCGGTACGTTCGCAAGAATGAGCCGAGTTTTTCCAAAATAACCCCATGTCGTCGGTGGGTGTGCAAAACCATGTCGCCAAACACGGTGCCAATGTGCGCCAGCCGCAGACTCAGCAGCACATCGCCGTCGGCAGGCTGACAGGTTTCTTTCGCTATATCATACCGCAGGCTGCTTGCCAAATCGACAATTTCAGCTTGCTTGAAGCCCTCGCAATTAAGCTCGGGGACAATGACCCCACGGCGCTTGGCAACCTCCACCACTAGCGTCCAGCAATCGAACGCATCTGGCCCCGCAGCGCCGAGTTTGTATGGCTTGCCAATCAGGTCGTTCATCTTGACAGCCCTGGGAACAGCGCTTGGCGGTAACGCAGTCGCGGCCACTGCACGTTGAGCATGTCGGCAGGCGCTGCGGTGAGCGTAACAGTAGTGTCATCAG